TAATATTACTTGGTGCTTCAAACTTCTTTGTCATTTCATCAACATATTTATTGTTGTCAAACAAACCAAGAAATACATCAGCACTAATACCAAGATGACTAAATGCTTTTGTCATTGCATCTGTCATAGCTTTTTTTGGTGCTTCGTCATCTAAACCACCATTCTTTTTGTACAATGCTTGTACTGAAGATACTGGTCCATATTCAAACCAGTTAGATTTTTCTTTATATCTAACCTTGACTTCTGCAAAAACATTTTTGTCAGTATAAACATAATTAACATCATATGCCCAACCAGATCCTACTGGACCAAATATACCAGTCATTACTTGTATTTGATACATTGGATCAATTGTTGTTAATTGTTTACCACCAAACTTTGAAAATGGTTTTGTATATTTAGGATTAGTATTTTTAACTTGATCCCATATTCTAAAGTTTTCTTCTTTACCTGTTCTCATGTTACACTCCTTTCTTTGTATATTCTTCGTTTACATAAGATTTACTCACTACATAAACATAAGCTAATCTACCACTACCATTCTTACGTTTATCTTTTCGTGATATTTTATCTTGCTTATATAATTCAGTTACTCTAGGTCTAACTGTAAATGGACTTAAACCTAATAGTTCTGCTACTTCATCTGCAGTAGCTCCGAAAGTACCTTTATTAATTATTATATCTAATACTCTTTTACGTATAGTATCAGCTCCTGCTTTTATTAATTCAGCAGCTTCTATTGAAGTATCAACTTTCTGACTTCCTGGTGAGTATGGGTATGATTTGTCGTCCATTGTTATGCTCCTTTAGTTGTTCATCAAAATTATTAAAATCAACAAAATCTGGTGGTGGTGATTTAGTTTGTACCATATGCCAAAACAAAACTTCTGCAGCTAATAACTGCGTTTGAAATTTTTTATCTGGAAGTACTTCAACAAGTCCCCACTTCATATTGCCAAAAAATATTGATAAATAAATTTTATCTGCACCATATATCATTAGATAATGTTGTAGCTGTGCTTTATATTTTTCAGCAGTTTTAACTTCATTAGTAAATGCATTAGTATGTTTACATTCTAGTAATGCTTTTTTTTCTTGAAGTACACCATCTATGTTGCAATATAAAAAAGGATATTCTTTTGAAAAGATTTGTATTTGTTCTCCAACAACTTTAATTCCTGTTTCTTGTTGAAACCAGCGTATGTTAAAGTCTTCGGTATGTATTCCCATTTGTACTGGTAAAACTTTGGAGAGATCCTCTGGCTCTTTCTCTCCAATTTTTTCTAGGTACAAATCGTACCAATTACCTTGATATATTCTGGTAGCATCACTACCACCTATACCTTGTTTTCTATCAAAATCTTTTTTCATATAATATTTCTATCCTTTCATCATTTATATAATAACCACTAATTTTTTTTGATTTGTCTATATATGTTTCTAAAATTGAGTCCCATACGAGTTGCTTTTTTCTTTTTAAGTTCTTCAAATTTTTTTTTTTCGTTCTCATTATGTTTCCTCCTTAAAGAATCTAATTTAGATAAAGTCTTTTGATCAATCTTACCATCTAATAACTTACGAGCAAACTCGGTATAGATGCGTTCATCAAATTCTATTGTTTTGTAAAATTTTAATAATGACATATACCACATCTGCTGACGCACATGATATGGAGTTACATCAATCTCTTTCTTCTTTTTTATCATCTACAAATGACTCCTTTTCAAAAGCATCTAAAGCAGCTTTTAATCTTTTATTATCTGCTTTAAATTTATCAAAGATGGTTTTAGTCTTTGTTAAATAGTGAATTGCATCTAACAATTCTTCTATTGTTTCATCTACCCATTCATTGATAGGACGTTCATTTGCTTCCATAGTTTTGCCAAACTTTTCCATTCCTTGCAAATGTCGTTTTACAATTAACTCAATAACTTCATTTACAATAGGATCGTCAGTTATAGCATGAGGATCTAGATTTGGATTAACTGCCATGTTTACCTTTCTCTTTTAAAATTATTTCTGCTCCTAGAGCTTCTGCCCAACAACAGAATAACCAACCGCTTGGTTTTCTTATACCACACTCCCACTTTGAAACAAGACCTTTAGCTACACCTAGTATCTCGTCCATTTCTAATTGGGATATATTTCTTTTCTTTCGCAGCTCAACAAACTGCGGAATTATTTGATTATGAAATTGTGTTCCAAGTGCCTTATTCGACATACTACCAGATATATGGATATTTCGGTAGCTGTCAACAATATATGGTGGGGTTCCACTCTCGCTTTCCCCCACCTACAACACTACGTTTTTGAGGTACTATGTTGTTCTGTTTCTATTTGACCAATCATTACTTCATCTAATGGTGTTTGGTCTGGTATGAAATAGCTTAATGGTTTTTTAAGATACTTTGATACTGTTAATAACTTATCCAATGGTATCTTATTAGTTGCTTTTTCATATTTTTGAATTTGTTGAAATGTTACATTACAAGCACTAGCTAATTCACTTTGTGTAATTAATCTTTTACTTGATGTACGTCTTGCTTCTTTTATAGCAAAACCTATGTGATTATATAAATCAGACATTGTTCTTTCTCCTTGATGCTTCAAGAGTACGCCAAACTTCTATATTCATTTCGGCAGTACGTCTTTTGTTTTTCATACTTAATAACTCTACGTTTAAATTATGCATCTTGTTTATATGATTTTTATAAGTTGCAGATGCATAAAAGTTTTCGGTAGCTTTAGATACAGACTCTTGTGAGTCAGAAACAAAAGCACCTTTTATATGTTTTAACATATCGTCACCATATGAAACCTCTGCCTGTGTTTTGGCAAAGGCTTCATCAGTTGATGCAAGATACGTTATGTACTTGTCTATATCCATTATTTACTTTCTAGTTGTAAGAACTCTTTAGGTGCAGCTACTGGTACACCAGAAGCTTTGAATGTCATACCTAAATGTTTCCAAACTTGCATTATATCTCTACCAGAATATAACACATTTCTTGCTTGTTCTTCAAGCAATTCTAGATCTTGTTTTACTTTATATTTAGGTAATTTTTCTACATACCTTTTAGTTTCTTGTTTACATACTTTCTTCAAAGCATGTTCAAGATCATCATGCTCTTTAATGTCAAATCTTTTTTGATCACCATATTGACCTTTCCAAGATCTTACACTTGACCATGAATTAAGTTTTTCATTTAGTTTATCTGCAGCTCTTAATTTTGCTTGTGATAAAGTAAATTCATAAGACTCTTTGTTCTTAATAAATTTTTTTAATTTATCTTCAGCTTCTTTAAAAGCTTTTATTTCAGCTTTAATACCAAGTTTAGCAACAAAACTTTTATAATTTTTATCAGTTTGTTTTTGTGTATCAGCTTCAATATTAGACTCCATATCTTGTCGTCTATCTCTAAATTTATCTTTGATTAATTCATCAAGATACTCTAGCTCGTTTTTTCTTATTGGTTTCATTTTTCTTTTCCTTCTTTGGTTTGTCTGAAGTAGTAACAGTTTTAGCATTAGCAAAACTATTTACCCACTTAAGCATTTCTCTTTTATCCTTTGCTTTCATAGATCGTATATACTTTTATTTTTATCTTTATAAACATTACCAGATCTAGATTCGTCAGTATATTCTTGAACTGTATAATCAGCACTATCAGTATAATCACCTGTTTCAGTATTGATAGTAACTGTACCATGACAAGAATAATCACCTGCAAAAGAATACCATTGATTTAACCGACCTTGATCTCCATAAATAAGTCCTTCAAAGTCATCAATATCAAATGTTTCATCTTCTGATAAATCTAAAGTTTTATTCCAATCAACAGATATTTCTTTGTTGTCTTGATTATAAAATTTAGAGTTTTCAAATGTACCTTCATCACCACCACCAGAATATTCAATCTCAACTTTAGTAATTCCTTGTGTATGTAATGCTCGTAATACATTTGTTATTTCATGTTTTTCCGACATTCTTATAACCTCTCATTGTCCATTTGGTTGGCTTAATAAGTATTGCCCAATCATAAAAGCTTGGAATCCACCCCATGTCTTCAATGATATGTTTTTCTGCAATAAGTCTGACAGGAACCATTTTACCATCAGAATTTTTTATGTATGTACCGAACTTTTCTTCGGCAGCAAAGCACCCTTCGGCATGATGACGCAAAGCTCTATGACTCCAGTGTGCAATAATTTTT